GTCGCCGCCCGGCAGTGGCTGCGTGTCCTTTGTACGCATCGCCTTTTTAAGTGTACGAGAGAGTGCGTCCGACGCTTTCTTTCTCTGTCCCGCGGGCATTGCGGCAATGAACGGTTTCATTGCGCGAACAACAGAGAGTGCGATCGCCTTGTCGGCGGTTACCTCAGACCTCGGAATAGCCTTTACCTCGAAAAGCTCCGGTTCCTCGTCCTCCTCGAGTTGTTCGGGCGGTACAGTTTTGCTCTCCTCCTCGGATTCCTCGTCCTCAGTCGGAGCAGGATCATCGCCTTTGAGCTCTTCCTCGAGTTCGTCGAGAGCCTCCGTCTCTTTTGGTGCGTCCGCCGGTTCATCATCAGGATCGTCGTCCTGTGTCTGCGGCTTGGTGAATGCGTCAACCTTTGCGTTGAGTGCTTCGATCGCGTCCATGACTGCCTTGTAGTCCTCGGCATGCGTCTCCTGCACTTCCTCAGCGGGATTGCTGCCGCCCTCCGCTTCGTCGACAGCACGCGCCGCCTCACGGACTTCCTCCGGCTCTGCATCCTTGGCGAATGCTGCAAACATCCGATGCAGAATACTACCCTTCTTTGCCATCTGTTTTCCTCCTTCTGGCTTTGCTTTGGCGTCACGGATTGCTACTTCGCTCCCCGCGCGCCCCTCCTCGACGACTGCGACATGATTGCCGATGATATCCATCTGGCAGTATGTTCCGTCGTCCCTCTCAATATATTTGCACTCGTACCCGCACGAAATCTCGCGCTTGCCCGCATCAATCTTGGCGATAAGCGCTGCATCGTACACGACGAGATCGCAAATCAATTTGTCCCTGCCCGCCCCGCTGCATATAGTTTGGGGCATCCTGCGGGCGCGGAATATTGCGCGGGGAGAAAAACTCGCCCTGTTGCGCCAACACCGCCACCGAGCACGCCATGTGCG